GAAAGATACTAGGAGAAGGTGATGATGGATATTCGGAAGTAGCGGTGAAGAAGGAGAAAAGAGACTTTATTACGCCGAAAAATATAGGCGAAATAATGTTGTCGAATATACCAGGTGTAAGTCCGAAGATCGCGGCGGCAATTATGAAAAAATATAATAATTCGATGTTTGAGTTTTTACATGATTTGAAACGAAAGAATGATATATTTGAAGAAAGTATTAGTAATACGAATAAGATACCACCTCCATCGAAAATATTAGCGGAATGTTTTGCAGATATAGAAATATATGGGAATAAAGACGGGAAAGGAATAGAAGGAAATATGGACGATGTTGATTTAGGCGGCGATGAAACAGCAAAAGAAAGTAGTAGTAGTAGTTCGAGAGATAAACATCAAATACGGAAAATAGGAAAGGCGACGATTGATAAGATTTATAAATATTTATGTTGATATATTTTTTAGGGGGTATTTTATAATATATTTTAATATTATTATATTAATATAATAATTAAAAATATGGCTTCTCAAGTCAAGGTTGCGGTTGATCAATTATTTAGTCATGAAGGGACTGCTATTGTTGTGGGAAACTATTGTTATTTAAATATTACTGATCTGAACCTAATTTCTGCTGCTATAAATAGTGCCGCTCAGGAAGTAGCCCCAATATTAACTGTTAATGCTGGTACAGCAGATTATACGGTTGGTGATGTATTAAAAGTGTGTGATCAGTGTAAAGATGCATTTGAGCCTAAAGTTAAAGTTACTAAAAAAACTATGAATAAATTCGTTGACATTTTAAAACAACAGATGATACCACCAACTCTGGTCGATAAGGTAACAGCAAATTTTTCTGCATATGTACCATTAAAAAAACAAGTTGAGGCTCATATTGAGGAAAACAGGAAACATGGTGAAACACGAAACATATCATTTTTTTATGTTAAATCCATCGTAAAAAAATCGCCGATAGATATGGAAGATAGAATCGGTGCTGACGTAGCAATAGCGGTCCAAGAATCTGGTACGGCGCCTATAAGATTTGGAAAATATATAATATTTATATCTCTGGGTGGAGATATAGATCCAGCAGGACGCGATTCAGGACCGTCAGTTGTACGTTTTCCGCCTCCTAGTATAGATCTAGTTATAGGACATTATTATTTCAAATCGATTGGAAATAATAACATACTCGAAGTTAAATTTACTTTTGTATCGGTGGGTATAACTAGTCCATTAAAAGAATATGTCAAACCACTCGTCGCCCAAGCGCAGTTGTCTCTTGAAGATGGCGACTCGATTACTTCTATTAAAACTAACCAAATAATGGTAATTCTGGTTAGAATGTCAAAGGGTACAAAGGAATTACGCGAATCATTTCGTCATAAGATAGCGTTCAGTTCGCCCTTGGATCCGACTACTGGTGAACCTACTGGGTTCAGCCAATGTGATGATCCATGTGTTGGTAATTCTAAAAAAAATCTAGATCCTGAATACCTAAAATTTGTACTGAAATATTCTGGAGATGAAAAACAAGGAGTTGCACAACATATAATAGAATACGTACTTAAGCAATCAAGTATACCTCTAAATACTTGTATTTTTACAACAGACGGAACTGTTGCTAAACGCGCAAAGGCGATGAATATCTCCTATTGTGTACAGAATCATGGTGGTAGTGACGATGAAGATGATAAAGAAGATGAAAAAGAAGAGGACACGAAAATTGTATCATTATCAAAATGTGATTCTACATTATGGTTGCCTAAAACTTTAACTGATGCTCAAAAGCGTTTCTATAATATAGAAAGTGTTAAACGTAATATTATTAAAGAATATAAAAACCAAGAATTTCTTTTAAAAACGAGTATTGCAAGTGGTATGATATGTGTTAGAAGTACAGGTGAAGATGGAATTAAACGGTACTCTTCTTATCAAACCCTTCTTACATACATACAAAAAATTATAGACATACTTATATATATCATGCAAGGTATCGAAGTACTATCACCACCACTAGAAGCAACATCATATGATGATTTTGTATCATTTTTTGCACCGTATAAATGTGGAATTATTGTTACTCGCCGCGGTGACGGTAAAATATTAGCGATGGGTCTAAAAAAAATATGTTCTGTATCAATACCAGCACCTCAACCTGATAACAGCGATATAACAAGTTTAGGAGTTCCTAATTTTAGAGAATACATAGTAAGTCTACGATAATAACATAATATCGTTTGTAGAAATTTTATTTTAGATGTAATATTCATATATATTGTATTAATTATGTCGTCTTTAGGTGCGGTTCCAGCATATCTTATAGACCGCCCACCGTTGTCAAGTCTACAACCAGAACATTGTACTTTATTTACATTGGAGGAACATGAAGATTCATTCACCAAAGCTGATTCGTTATTTAATGCATTCTTATCATTATTTAATAAACAATTTAAACCAATTATTGAACGATTTATAGTATTTTTAGAACAATGGAAACAAAAAGATTTTGTAAATCTGAATAATCCTGGTTCGACTGCCCTTGCCGATGTGGAGTCGACGATTATTGTTTATGTTGAAGAAATATATCACAGAGCATTTAATGGGTCTCGGGTTTCAGCATATAATGCTGAAACTATTCAGTCAATTATAACCTCATTGCAGAAACCAATACAACTTGTTGATTTGCAGAAGCACACTTTATACAATTTCTATGCTCCCTTTTCTGCGGCTCAAGCTCAAGCAGCTCAAGCAGCTCAAGCACAAGCTCAAGCAGCTCAAGCACAAGCTCAAGCAGCTCAAGCACAAGCTCAAGCTCAAGCTCAAGCTCAAGCTCAAGGTGTTGCGGATTTAAGTAGTTACGAGCGTTTTATCAATCAGCTTCAAGCTCAAATTCAAGCAGCTCAAGCAGCTCAAGCAGCTCAAGCACAAGCTCAAGCACAAGCTCAAGCTCAAGCTCAATCTATATATCAAGCAGCTATATCTCATGGTGTTAGTTCTTGGGTATTGAATAGTTACGCTTATTCTTATGAGGAGGCTACTAAATATGAATTAGATCTGGCTGCTAAATATGAATTAGATCTGCCTGCTAATCTGGCTGCTAGAGATGAATTATACAATAAACATATAAAGAGTTTGAAACGTTCCATTAGCGAGTTGGGCGAATATTTATTTTTTGAATCTATTATGAACGGTAATGTTGAGAAAGCCCCTGAAGATACTGCTGTTGATTATTGTTCACACTGGTTATTTAGAAAAGTCTATATGTACGTTGAATCTTTGAAAAATGTAGAGGTTTATAAATTTATGAAGTATATTGATACTGAAACACTTAGTTATGATATTTATTTTAGAATAATTAATAGTAATATATATTTTGATTCACCTGGACGATTTTTTATTACAACGAAAATTAATAAACTAGAAGGCGGCAATAAAGTCGTTGTTAAACATTGGAAAACATTTATATTAGATTCTATTCATGAGATTTTGCCACGTGAAATGCCATTTACCTTGGATGTTTATTCTGATAGTGCCATGATGGCGTATGTTACTGGAGAAATATTTAAACAACATTTTCGTTATATATGTAATATATTTGATACCAACAGACCTAGTATTCAAGCAAACCTTAACGCTGACCAGCATGTACCTCATAAGGTACATATGTCCGGAATTACAAATACAGTCTTCGGAGTTTTACTGCCAGAATTTGCGACTTTGATGCAACAAGGTCCTCTTGTTGTATCTGATGAAAATACATACAAAATTTATAGTGAAAAACACGCAAAATTATTAGAAAATTTACATGAATATCGACAGACTCGATATATAACGGCCGGCGGTTCAAAAAGAAAAGTGAATTTGAATAATCGTTCGAATAAGCGTTCGAATAAGCGTTCGAATAAGCGTTCGAAAATGAATAGAAAAACAAGAAAGAATCGGTTATCGTTATTGGGAAAAAGAACACCGACTGCAAAATCATCAAAAACAAAGACGCAATCTGCAAAACCGAAACAGCAAAAAAACAGGACTCTTCGTAAAAAACAGAAGTAAGTAACGTCTGTATTATTTAGTAATATTGTATCATTATTATTACTAAATATTTATAATGATAATATATAGGTATATACTTTTCAAACACAAGTGATACAGATGGCTCAAAGAGAAAGTAAATTTTGGAATGTTGATTATGTAAGACAACGTAGAAAACTTTTTGGGAAGAACACTACAAACCTAAATGGTGTGTTTCACCATTTAAATATATATAACGACGAAACAAAAATATTAGATAATGATACATTAATTGATAACGCAATAAGTAAAGGTATCATTTCGGCTGAAACATATGAAGTAAGAAGAAAACTGTTTGATAAGGTAGAAGGTTTCAAGTTATGGAGAGAAATAGGAATGTCTATTGGTAATACTGTTAAAACCATATTACCGAACGCGTGGTGGATTAGAGGGCTTGTCGAACAAGGACAACATTTAGGATATGCTGGAATAGAACCACAATGCAAATTTGCGATGCCTAATTTTGATCAGAAAAAATTTTCATGTTCATATTGTGGATATAGTGAAACTGAAGGTGCTCGAACAGCGGCAGCACCAGCAGCAGCAGGTAAACCTACAGATGGATTAGAACCTGCGATATTTTCATGTGAACATATAATTGAACTTGGCGCTATGTTTCTTATAACAGGAATTATGATTGGTGAAGCGACGAAGAGCCCAGATGATTTAAACTATTTTCAAGAGTTATACAAATCAAATTATGAAATGGCTTGCTGTAGATGTAACTTTATAAAGAGTGATATACAAGTAAATAAATCAATAGTACCGGCATCTGAAAAAGGGGAACCGACTATTTTCGTCGGCTGGAATCCAGCATCTAAAGAATTTTATGTAAATACAACAGCAATAAGAGAATTTGCAAGATTAGTTATGTGTTTTGACGTCAGAGTTAATGGTATGAAAGGTTATAGAAATATGCAAACACATTTATCATTACTTAGTGGTGATATCGAACAAGCTAAAAAGATAATATTCAACAAAACCGTAAAATGTGTGCAAACATGCGTTACTAATTTAAATAATAAAATAGTGAAAATTAACCCTGCATCAAAACTTCCAGATAATGAGTTAAAATTGAAAATGTTTAATCCGTTAGTGTTAAGATTATGTCTTTATGAAAGAATATTTAAGTTACAAAATAAACCTAAGACCGGAGGTGGAAACAGTAGTTATTCAAATATGGTGGGAGGTGGTTTGTGGTCGAGTATGAGGGATACAATATGTCAATTCTTCGGAAAAGATACAAAATTCAAGTTTTTTGATAATTCTATTGAATTAGATAAGGAGGATATTTATAGATGTTATAAAATAATGTTAATAGGTACTTTGGACGAATTATTAGAATCAAGTCTTGAGTATAAAATATATAAAGATGCGGCAGAATATTATGCATTATTAAACGAACAAGTAGTACGTCAAGGTTTACAAAATCCGGCTGGGCCAGGATCATTTAACAGTTTGGTTACTACGTCCGAACAAAAGTTTCGTGATGATATCGCTACAACTACTAATTATGTAAATTTGTTTTACAAACCAAATCTAACAATCGAATCTATATTTCCAGATAATTTTGAATCATCACCATTTGGCGAACTAGATGGTATTTTCAATAAAATAAATGAAATCCTAAACAAAGATATTCGTTCTGAATTAGAAACGTCACTTTATATAGATGTTTGGAATATATTGAATGATTATATAACTAGAATTTATAAAATAATAAATTTTGATATAATAGATATAATTGATAGATTACACACATACCCGAATATAGATCAAATACGTAATTTGTTAAATGTTGTTAAAACATGTTTAATGAAAGGATTAATCCACGTACTTTTTTCTCTATTTAAATATACTGGTGACTTGTTCATTAGTAAGAGAACTATTGCTAATAGATTTTATTATATATTTTATGAAGTAAATAACGTATATTTTAGTGATAATACTCAAAATAATAAAAATAAAATTAAAGCTATTTACATTATAGAATACGATTCTACTATATTTTTTGACGCTAATAACCGCCATGATTGTTTAAAAATAACTGAAGTTGCAGATACAGATGAGAATGTTACTCATTTTGCTAATAATCCAGTACCTGGTCTCACGCAAAATAATCTGGAAATCAACGCAGACGAAATAGACGAAAGAGCAGCAGCAGCAGCAGCAGGAACAGCAGGAGCAGCAGCAGCAGCAACAGCAGCAGCAGCAGCAGCAGCAGACGTAACAGCAACAGCAGCAGCAGCAGCAGCAACAGCAACAGCAACAGCAGCAGCAGCAACAGCAGCAGCAGCAGAACCTGTTGCAGCAAGAACAAGAGCAAAAACAATAGCAGCGGCAGCAGCAGCAGCAGCAGCAGCAGCAGCAGCAGCACCAGCAAGACGTGATGAAGCAAGAACACGAGCAAATACCGCAAGAGACGCAAGAGCCGCAGCAAGAAGAGGTGGTTCTAATATTGGAAATAATTTTATTTACGGTGTTCCTAGTAAGATACGAAATATGAAAATTTCAAAATCGTTATACAAAATATCAAAAAAGCGATCAATATTCTTTGATAAAGAAAAACTAAAAAGAAAGATGCGATCGATGAAATTAAAACCACAAAAAAACAGGACTCTTCGTAAAAAACAAAGAAAACTGAAGTAAAACAATACGCAAATAATGTAAATAAAATATCTAATTATATTTCACAGTAGTAAAGTAAATATAATTAATAAGTATACAACAATATATAAGTATAATGGAGTCATTAGTTCCTTCTGCAAAGGATCATTCAACAGATGTAATGGTAAAATACCTTGTTTTAGGAATAATATTGATACTTTTATTTTTCGCGATTCAGTATATTTTTAAAACGCAAATAGGCATGATTGAAGGTTTGACTGGGCGGGGGGACAAGAATAAAACCGGCGGTAGCGGCGGTCCTCTTGACGACGAGAATGAAGGAGATATAATAACGATTGCAAAACGGCAGCAAGAAATGGCTGATAAGACGCAAAAATCATTAAATATGGACGAGCATTATAATCATTATAGCCAGATCATCGATAATATGGACGAGTGGGTGAATGCGAAGATTGTAAATTCTCTGAAAAATGTATCAAAAGAGGTTCATGGTGAAGGAAACATGGAAGACATTATTCGACACATGAACGAGCTTAATACCATGAATAAGTTTAAACTCACATTAGAAGAGTGTAGTAGATATATAGACACAAAGTAATCCGCCTGTACATACGATTCCAGGCGATGCGAAACAATAACATTTTATACCGAATAACGACATTCGCGAAAACACAACGTTGCATTATAATCCCAATAAACAATATTTTCAGTTCCATCGTAAAGTAAAAATACTTCCCAGTAATCAGCTCCATCTCCAAAGCCGGTTGAACAACTACGCAACCATTTTCCAGCATATTGATATGCGTTTGTGGTATAATGATGCCAATCCTTACGGCGTAACAAAGGAATATATTCAAAAACTTTTCGAGTAGAATAAACGTATTCATATGTTTTATTGGTATCGTTTGGTGTAATCCGAAAACATTCTATTTCTTCGTCGGTCATTCGACCTAAGGGTTGTCTCTATTGATACAACAATATAACAAACTATTTTTATGCTATAATTCGGTATAGCATAAAAGAATAATGATATAATATTAACGCGATGCAGGCAATATAGGTTCAGGCTGTCCCCATTTTTTTTCATTTCCTTGTCCTGTAGAAACTGCATCGCTGGCGTAACGCGAAGAAGAATAGCGAATATTTGGCGCAGAAGACATATTCATAGGTAAAAGCGCGGAAGTATTCGACTTACCGTCTGGGCGTGTTCGATCGGCATAAACACCAGAATTAACAACAGATTCAGAGTAACGAGTGCCCCCCCAATTTGCGTCCATAGGGTTATCGCTATATTTCATAGTGAGTTCTTTTTCGCGAAATGCGGCATCTAGCGGGGTATGGTCGCCCATGTTGAAATTAAGAGGATCAAACCCGGCATACATTTCGTTGTTAAATGGAGGATTATCGCGAGATGCGTCCATCATTTGAACGAGTGAAGCTGGAGCAGGTGAATAAGGGACATTCGGTGAAAGACCGCCTTGTAAATCAAGGGGAGAAGGTCGAATTTTATAAACGGGGTTACCTTGTGCGTCATATGAATATTGAAGGAATAGAATAGGGCAGCGAATACCGCGTCCATGAAGCCAGTCCATAAACTCGCCATAATCTTCTAAACTTTTAAAACGGATCGGATTTACACCCGGAACTTTAGCGACTTTCGAGTTATACAGAAAGATTTCGGTGCCGTGTTGCACGAGAATATTCGGGCATCGTTGACCATTAAGCATATCCATACCCATAGCGGGGCTAGTATCAGCATTATCTCCGCCGTTAGTGGTTTCGTTTTCGAAACCTTCTTTGTTTGCACGCCCACGAGTCATGGATTCGGCATTTACATATCCTTCAGGCAATTTAACGGAAGATGGTGTGATCGACGTAATATACGCGCCGATAAAAAATAATACTATAACTAATAACATGCGGATTATATTGCTATATTTGGAAACAGGTATAATTATATTTTTCAAATCACTCATCACTCCGTCCTTTGGAAAAAACCTTTTTAAAAAATCAGACATTATGAATTGTAGAATGATTAATTATTAACTAATAATATAATATATACGATGATAAAAAATATAGAAGTAAAAACAGTAGAAGATGTTAATGCGTTAAATATTCTTACACAAAAGGCGAAAGAAGGGTCGAATACAGATGGTTTATTAGTTAAATTTTATGCGGATTGGTGCGGACACTGTCAAACGATGAAAGAAGACTGGGAAAAATTAACAAAAGAATTAACACATAATTATGAGTGTAAAAATCCTAATGCCACATTAACGATTGTAAATATACAGGTTCAAAGTATGGATAATAATGACGAAATTATGAATAATTTAAAAAATATACCTAAAGACATTAACGCGGTTCCGGTGATTATGTTTGTATCAAAAGGAAAGCGGGGATATGAATATAATGAAAAACGCGAATACCCTGAAATGTTGAATTGGGTGATAAGCAATAATAATTTTCCAATACATAAAAAAAGTTCAAGCTCGAATGACGAAAGTAAACTGAAGACAAGATCATCGAAAACAGCATCAAGAACGGCATCAAAAACGACGAGGCGATCGTCGACGATAAAAAAAATAATAAAAAATGCAAGGCCTAGATTCAAACATTATCATAGAGATACGTTGCGGCAAATGCATAAGGAGTTACGTAAGCATAATAACAAAGTAAGAAGTGTTACAAATAGAACAAAAACTCCGGCGAATTTGAATAATATACCGGCATATTTAAGATAGTATCGTTCGAACAATACATTCAATACAATAATCTAAAATATTTTTATTTGTTTATTGTATAATTCGATCATATGAATTTACATGTTACAATTTGTCCGTTGGCAACGGTTGTTTTAATATGTGTAGTATTGGTTAACATTCTAGACATATATGTGGCTGGAACTACTGTAATAGTATTAACATTAAGTGTATTATTTTCGTTGTTGTTTGTCTGGATTGCAAATAAAACGTGTTTTTCTTATCGATGGGTTTCGTGGTTGATTGTGGTATATTTAGCGCTTTCAATAATCGGATATATAACTATACTTGTAAAACCAGAATTAGTGGAAGCGGATCCAAAATTAAAGAAAATGATGGAAGATGATAAAGTTGCGCTTGAAGAGATCCGAAAGGTTGAAAAGGAGTATTTATTTTAATAACGTAGATTTTATGAAATATAGCATACGGATAGATTTCATAAAATAAATTAGTATTAAATTTGAAAATTGAAACTAAACATAAAGAAACAAGTAAATAACATATAGTTCTGTCAAGGAAACAGTAAGATACAAACAGAAGAGAATTGAATAACATGTCGTCGTTATCTAGAGAACCTCGTCGTTTGCCTGAAAATAATCGAAATGGAAATATGCAGAGAAAATTCAAAATAGTAAAGAAGAAAGAAGAAGAACCGGTGATTCATGAAAAGCTGATTGAAGTGGTAGACTCATTAAAAGAGTCGTTTCGCTTAATAGATTTTCATGTCTGCGACGAAGATATCGCGAGTGACAATCGAAGTGGAAGTGGCGACGATTCATCGGTTGCATCTGCTGGATCTGGATCAGGGAAATCAGATAGAGCTGGTGGCAGTAAAACGAACTATAATAAGGGCGTGGAACGAAAGGATAACAAGGAATTTCGGATTCAAATGTTTGGAATAAATGAAAAAGGTGAGACCTGTTCAATATTTGTAGATGATTACCACCCGTTCTTCTATGTGAAAGTGTCCGAAAATTGGACAAATGTGACTAAGGCATCATTCATTCGAGATATTCGAAAGAAGATCGGTAAATATCATGAATCGAGTATTCTTCATGAAAATTGTGAGATTGTCGAAAAAAAGAAGTTATATGGTTTTGATGGTGGTAAAAACCACAAATTCGTGATGTTAGTGTTTAAGAATACGGTAGTAATGAATCGTGTGAAGAATTTATGGTATGAAGATACATATACGGCGCGTGATGGAAAAACGCGCCGACTAAAACCGAATGGATATGAATTTGCAAACACGAACACAGAAATATACGAAGCGAATATACCGCCGGTATTACGTTTCTTTCACATACAGAAAATAAGTCCATCGGGTTGGATCGAGTTTTCTTTGAAAAAAACGAGGTTAATAGACGCACCGTCAACGTCCTGTAACTACGAGTATCGTATATCATACGAAGATATAGTACCTTTGAATGATAAAGAGACGACCGTGCCGTATAAAATATGTAGTTTTGATATTGAAGCGAGTAGTAGTCATGGAGATTTTCCGATACCGGTGAAAACGTATAAGAAGTTGGCGACAAATATAGTGGACGCCGTGATTAAATTGCAGTATTCGCAACAATCGGTGCATGATATTTCGGCGGGAATACAGCAAATACAGCCGCAGCCGCAGTCACAAGAAGTCACCGATGAAGTACTAACACACATGATATATACGGCATTCCAATATTCATATAAAGGATTGCCAAATTATCCGAATATCGAGGTTGTTTATCCGAAGAGGAGGCCAAAAGAAGCAGATATGGTGAGATTGTGTAAAATCGTCATGGGTAAAGAGTTGCGGCATTTGATTAAGCATGAAATAATCCAGCACGAAAATACAATCGAACGAATGTTTGAAATGATGAAAGAAAATACGAAAGAAGACGAGCAAAATGGCGGAGATGGTGATGATAATGATGACCGTGGTGTTGGTGGTGAGCATATGAATGATATTATGGAGAATGATTATGGGTTGTGTGAAACCGGCGGTGTCGGCGGCGGTGGCGGAAATAGAAAAATGAAGAAAACAACCCCAAAGAATCGTGTGGGCGGAGGTGGTGCAGGAGGCGATGGTACACCCGATTTGTCGATAAAGGTGGTTGATTTATTGAATAGTAAATTGCAGACGCGAGAAACCAAGATAACATTACTAAGCGATACATTAGGAAGTATATTTCCGAGGGTGGAAGGAGATAAAGTTACGTTTATTGGATCGACGTTTGTAAAATATGGCCAAGATGGAAATCGACCATATTTGAATCACTGTATAGCGCTAGATACATGTGATAGTATCGAGAAAGAAGTTCCAAATTCTCAGCTTGAGAGTTATGATACAGAAGCGGAGGTGTTACTTGCATGGACGCGTTTGATTCAGAGAGAAAATCCGGACATTATAATTGGATATAACATATTTGGTTTTGATTACCAATTTATGTTTCGTCGTTCGGTAGAAACACAATGTTATACGGAGTTTCTGAAGTTGTCGAGAAATAATGACGAGTTTTGTGGTACATCATCCGGTGGTGGCGGTGGAGGCGGAGGTGGATTTCGAGCAACCGTAATAACATCGGATAATGTCGCGATTGAACAGACAAAAATCGCGCTAGCAAGTGGTCAATACGATCTGCATTTTATTAAAATGACTGGAAGATTACAGATCGATGTATTTAATTATTTGCGTCGTGATTTCAATTTATCGTCATATAAATTAGACGATGTGTCGAGTTATTTCATCGGAGACGGAGTAAAAAGCGTAGAATACATGGAAGCGACTAAAACGACGCGTGTATATTCGAATAACTTGGTTGGGTTGTGTGCGGGTAATTTTGTTAAGTTCGAGCAAACCAATCATTCCACGGATTTATACAAAGAAGGTCAAAAATTCAAGGTAGTTAGTGTAGAGTCTGGGTCATTTGAAGTAGACGGATATGCATCACCTGATATGAAAATGATGGTAAGATGGGGTCTTGCGAAAGACGATGTATCACCGCAAGATATTTTCCGAATGACGAAGGAGGGTCCGAAGGAGAGATCGGTTATTGCGAAATACTGTATTCAGGATTGTAACCTGGTGCATCATCTTATGAACAAAATCGATATTATAACCGGCTATGTCGAGATGGCGAAGATTTGCAGCGTTCCGATTAGTTTTCTGGTGATGCGCGGTCAAGGAATAAAGTTGACAAGTTATGTCGCGATGAAATGTCGTGAAAAGGATACGTTGATGCCGGTGATCGATAAAGATACAAGTGAATCCGGATATGAAGGCGCGATTGTTCTTCCGCCGAAATGTGGATTGTACTTGGATAATCCGGTTGCATGTAATGATTATTCGTCGCTATATCCTTCGTCGATGATCAGCGAGAATTTGTCTCATGATAGTAAAGTATGGACGAAGGAATATGATTTGAATGGCGAGCTGATGCGCGAGACAGGTGAATCAGCGTATGATAATCTTCCTGGATATAAATACGTGGACATTACATATGATATGTATAAATGGACAAGACCGAAGTCAGAGACGAAGATGGCCGCGGCGGCAGTAAAAGTGAAATGCGGAACAAAGGTTTGTCGTTTTGCGCAATTTCCGAATGGGGAGAAGGGGATTATGCCGTCCATTTTGGAAGAGTTACTCCTTGCGAGAAAGACGACAAGAAAGCTAGCAGAAAAGCAAACAGACGCATTTATGTCAAATATTCTAGATAAACGACAGTTAGGTTATAAGGTAACGGCGAATTCATTATATGGTCAGTGTGGTGCAAAAACGAGTACGTTTTACGAGGTGGACGTAGCGGCATCAACAACGGCAACCGGGCGTAAACTCTTGACTTATGCTCGTCGTGTAGTGGAAGAAGCGTACGGAGATGTCATGCTTACGACAAGTCACGCGACGTATCCTTTGGTGCATTCCCGCGCAGAATATATTTACGGTGATACGGATAGTGTATTCTTTACATTTAACTTGGAGACACCGGAAGGAGTTCCGATTCGAGGAAAGGACGCGATCGAGATAACGATTGAGTTGGCGAAACAGGTGGGCGATTATGCGTCGAGATTCTTAAAAGGTCCGCATGGGTGGGTTTACGAAAAAACGATTTGCCCATTTGCATTACTAAGGAAGAAGGGGTATGTTGGAGTGTATTATGAACAGAATCCGAATAAGGGAAAATTGAAGAGTATGGGTATTGTGTTGAAACGCAGAGACAACGCTCCGATCGTGAAAGAGATCTATGGTGGGATTATCGATATTCTAATGAAGGAGCAGAATATAGATAGAGCGATTCAGTTTTTGCGGGATAAGTTGCAGTTTATGATAGACCAGAAATGTCCGATTGAAAAGTTGATAATTACGAAATCGTTGCGTTCAGATTATAAGAATCCCGCGCAAATTGCGCATAAGGTATTGGCGGATAGAATGGGTGTAAGAGATCCTGGAAATAAGCCGAATACAGGAGATCGTATGCCATATGCGTACATACATAATAGTGCGAAGGGAGCACTTCAAGGAGATAAGATAGAACACCCGGAATATATACAAAAACATAAATTACAATTGGATTACTCGTTCTATATTACAAATCAAATCATGAAGCCGGTGCAGCAATTGTTTGGATTGGTGTTGGAACAGTTGCCGGCATTTCAGAAGAAATATAAAGGATCGCGATTTACTGATATGCTGGAGACGATGACGAATAATATAGAAGATCCGATAAAAAAGGAAAAGAAGATAACAGATTTGAGATACAAAGAAGTAAAGGCGTTATTGTTTGATGAATTTCTGGTAAAGGCAGAAAATTTAAATAAAGGAAATAAGGCAATAACGGATTGGTTCAAACGGAAATAATGGAATAATATTCGAGTAGAGTAAGTGTATCCGAATATTATTTTTTATCGTAGATAATCGTACTAGATTATAGGAGAGCCCAAATGCCCATCGCTGCAAAGATAAGATTAAAGAATGCTTGGCGAATTCCGAATATTTGTCGCTCGACGACGACACCAAATCTAGCGGTGGATTCCGTAATAAATTCATGAAGATCATAATTCATACGACGAAACGCTTCTTGTAATGCTTGACCTGATCTGGAAGCTACAAACTCCGCGATTCTTCGAGAATTTTCATAATTATATGCATAATCGTCTGCGACGGTTTGACCATTTGCAAGGTTAATGCCTAAATTTCTAAATCTTGTTAATAACCAAGCAATATATGGTTCTCTTCCTGCGGGTTCAGGTACTTCGCGTAGTGGTGTGTTCGCCACGATAGCAGAAAACGATGCTCTAACATTCTCAAATGCATTAGTTATATGTCCTTGTATGGCCAAATATTCGCGAGTTTGTGTGAACCCTGTAAAAAATTGAGCGAGTCTGGATTGTTGTCGGGGAATGATTTCGTAGTCACCGGCCATCACACGAACTAATTCTGGAAAAGACAAACCGACATTTGGGTTCTCGGCACGAGTAAACGATCTAAAATTATCCGAAAGCTGCGCTACAGTAGTATTGAATGTTCCTATTGCTGGATCAGTATTAAAGGTATGATGAGCTTCTCGAGGAACAAGAGAACGTGCAGTAGTAAATGCAGCACTAAATCCATCAGCTAACCGTGGAAGTAATTCGTCGTGTACTGCCCGATTAAATAATTCATCTGGGTTTAATATTCGTTGTACGTTGTTCCAAATTCCTAAAAGTGCCCATAATACAACACATATTAAAATAATTATGCGAAGACCGCGACCACCAATATTCATCGGAAGACCTAACGCGATTCCTGCATTCATAAGAAATGCTATTATAATGTACCAAAATCCACCGGTTTGGTTATATTTCATAGTGTGGTTTTTTAAGCGGTTACCACCAGTTTTAACTACTCTCCGAGAGTGTGAAACTCTAGAAGTTTTAGACGAAGAAGATCTAGACGGTGACGATGATGTTTTTTTATGAGAATGTGATTCTGATACTTCTTTAAGAACCTGATTCGACATACCATGAAGCAGCGTACTTATGTCTTTTTCATTCTCGCTAAATCCCAATTCTGGAAACATCATATCGTATTCTTTTAAAGAATAATCCTTATTATTTGAACAATGAAGTACCACCGCAAAAAACAAATATGAAAACAGTTTTTTGTTTAAACCGCCTGTTAATTTATTAAATAAGGTATAAAATGCGTTAAATGTTTTAGTATCCTTCACAAGATCATAAAATTTAACTTTCGGATTTTTATGGCTTGAAACTTGAAGATAAGTCGCGAGTGTCATAACATCTAATGATAACGCGGAATCCACAGGATAAAACTTTTTAAACGGAATTGGGTTTTCTTTAGAATTTGCATGTGAATGATTGTTAGTGGGTGAATGAGGTTTCTTGCTCTTGCTCCTGCTGCTGCTGCTGCTTTTTGACTTGCTTCTTGAAGGAGAACTACCTCCGCCTCCACCACGTTTGTGGCTTAATTTAAACATATTTGTTCTAGAAGAACGATTACGTATTTTCATTAAATATATAAAATAACAAAATAGGTTATATATTTAAATGTTATTTTATTTTATTTTAAACATGCTATGGATCCATTTACATAGTCAATTGCCGAAATGGAGCACAAGCCCCGCCGCCACAATCGCCGCTTCCATCACCATCGCCACCGTTTCCAAGTCTTTTATGTCCATTTCCGCTGCCGTCGTCATCGTCCTTACGACTATTGTGTTTTTTAAATATTGTACCGACAGTTCCATGTTCTTTCCTCCTACGCCGAACTTCTCTACAATATTGTAAATATAAATATAACCAATAACCTGATATAACTGTACCGACTAAAGCATGACGAAGGCCGAACCCGTGTCGGTCTAATCTAGTTCTAAAACGCGTTGTTTCCATCTCGATGACTCCAGTAAAATCCTCTGTAAGTCGAGTGATTGCAATTCGAGAATTACGCAGAATAGTTTGGAGAACATCACTAGAAATTTGTTGTGCATTAACAGTATTATACAAAACATCGCCTAATTGATCATCAACGCCAGCAATATCAAAACCGAACATTCCAGATATTCTTCTAAAAACTGCCATAACTCCTGTAGATTGAGGAGCGGTTCGTGTTCGCGCAATAGAGGCGGTCGATCTTTGCGCGATCTCTGACGCAAACTGTTGAATATGACGAACAGTAACAGTATAATATTCTGAAGTCATGAATTCAGTCAAAGCTCTATTAATAACCGGAGCGATCTGATCGATTGCTCCTTCACGCAACCCGAAAAAACCAACAACTATACCAAGTATTTGACCAATAGATGGTTCAAATTGACGATTACCCATGAATCTTTCAACTTCGAGAGGAAGCGCATTAATTCTATTACCGATTCCACCTAGATGAGTTCTTACAAGCTGTTGATCTTGTGGAGACATCGAATTAACTAATGCGGCAGAAGTAGTACCCATTAAACCTGAATAACTTGTTGCGGCTTCATCAGCACCAAACAATCCATTTGGACTAAATATGTGACGGTAGTTATTCCATACACTAAAAGCTGAATATATAAAGTACATAAACATAATAGGTAATGTCACGCGAAGAAAACGACGACTACGGGTTGGCCCGAAACGAGCAAATATTGTGACTAACAAAGTAAGTAATAAATCGATCCAACCACCGGTTTGTCTATATTTTACTGACCGAACCCTCGATGCGCTTTTCCCCCCGAAAACATTCTTGCGTTTATTGACTGTACTATTTAATTTACCTGGTTTGTGTTTTTTAGTGGAGGACCTTCTTGATGATACACCATTATCTTGTTTATCTATCGGAGTTTCAACAACGCCGAACGATAGTTCTTCTAAAACGTACGATGAAAACTCCTTTGCATATTTTTGTAAATCACTATCATATTGAACAAACCCAAATTCTTTAAACGAAAAATCCATATTTTTAGAAGTGCATAAAATAATAGAAATAAATAGATATGAAAAAAGCTTTTGATTAATTCCATTAAAACTGTGATCAAGTGCCTTAAAAAACATTTTAAATGTTTTATTGTCTTTGATTTTATTATAAATATCATCTTTGGGATTATTAATCGCGTGTTTTTCTAAACTAAGTGCAAGAAGTGTAATATCTATTGCTAGTTTCGAATGTAACGGCATAAAGTCTAACAGGTTGATTGATTTGGGACCTTTTGCACTTTTATTTGAACGAGTGCTGCGCCGCGAACCTTTCGAGGCTCGCGTGCTACTTTTACTTTTAACACTTTTGTGTTTACTATCTTCTGAAATATTATCCATATCAAGTTTATACAATAATAATATATTTTATTATATTCAATCAACTTCCTCAATATCGTTATAATCAAGATCGTTATAGTTATTGTCGTTCTCGTTATTGTCGTTCTCGTTATTGTCGTTCTCGTTATTGTCGTTCTCGTTATAGTTATTGTCGTTCTCGTTATTTTCACTCATTCGGTTGAAGCGAGCGCGAGGCATCGATGGCAAATCATATGAAAATGTAATTTCATCATCATTTATATTTTCGATTACCGCATTAGTAAAATTGCTCGAATTATCGATAATTCTATTGTAAATATCATTAATATTATTATTATTAGTAAGTATTGATGTTATGGTTGCTAAATCTGGACGACGATTTGGAATATTTGTTGGATTTGCAGACGCGCGCGGTGAAGAATTAGATGGTGGAGTAACTTCGCGATAATCTCGAATATCATATCTGCACATAGGGCACGTAGAACTGGTTTGAAACCATCGTGCTAAACTAGACGGTTTAAAAATATGTGAGCAACCGCGAATTTGTGTTACTTCGCTTGTATCTGTAAACTCTTCGTGTGAAATCGCGCAAACCGTATTTCTTTGTGGCGGTGATATCCGTGAAAAAATAGTATTTACTGAACCGTTTCTAATTTGTTCACGAGTAGGTACATTTGTTTCGCGGTCATTAAACAAATTATTTACAACAGTATTTCCATCAAGACCGGCCGTTAAATCAAAAAAAAAGGCGTATGGCTGTCTTGGATTCGAATGATCCCTATTTAGATTTTGTCTTGTTCGTGGGGCGTTGTTGTTGGCGTTGTTGTTGGCGTTGTTGTTGGCGTTGTTGTTGGCGTTGTTGTTGGCGTTGTTTCGTCTATTTAACAAAATATTGTTATTGTTTTCATCTTCATTAGAAGCGCGTGTATTGGTTGCTCGATTCATAATATCAAGTAATGCTGTAGTAATACTTCTAGTTATAGATGGTAGTTCTTGCGCGGGCGGAGCCGGTGGAGCACGAGGTGCTTCCGGAATAGATGGACGCTCTTGTGTAGGTAGAGGTGTAGGTGGAGTGTGCATGGGTAATTCAGGCGATGGTAGATCATTTGAATTGTGACCTCGCAAAATATTATAACGGTTGTAGTAAAAATATTCTCTCGTTATACTACGGGTTATGTTACTTCGTAGGCCTTGCTCGATCCGTGAGAACATCGCATTACTATTTGCAACAAATTGACCGTATGTTTGTATAAATGATACATATTCTTCAGTATAATATTGTTCATCTTCGGCTGCATCATAAAATTGGTTAATATGAAATTGCGAATAATAACGCTCACTTCTTCTTCGACTAGCTCTAGTTTCTTCTCTTCTTGATGGATTGGGTTGAGCATTTTCGCTGTTTACACTATTTTGATGACTATCTTGTTCTGGTGGTACATTATTAAAATCATTAATATTATCGGTAGGATTACTCATTTTATCGATATAAGTATATAATTAATAGATATATACACATATGTTTTATATTGCTTTTTGAGACAGAATTTTATTGCATCTTGTTTAAAAAATCTAAAGGTAATTGTAAAATGGATTAAAAAAAGTATAATCCATACAGAAGCAAATATTTATAGATAGAGTAAGTGTATTCATCAATTTAGAGAGCGACGACGGTCGCGAAGTTGTCGTTCGCGACGGGCGCGGGCGCGGGCGCGGCTGTACTTACTGTTACTAGTATCATCTGCAATATTAATACAACATATCAATAATGCGAATATCGTAATGAATGCACCACTCATTACAATAACTTCTCCCATTAACACCATATTATAAATTCAGTTCGCAACAGTCGATGCATATAGTATTGCATAAAAATGTAATTTCAATTTTATCCAATAAACAAGTTAAATATAAAACGTGAATTAAGTAGTAGTATTGGATTTTTTATAATAATGTCTTCTTCGGAATCACAAGGTCATAACTATAAACCGGTGCAACAAGAATTACAGTTGTCTCGTTTTAACGAATTTGTCGGCATGGGACAAACCGGATTAATGAATTTAGGAAATACGTGTTTCGTGAATTCGTGTCTTCAGGCACTTTCACATACGTATGAGTTGAACCGATTTCTGCAAGATGGAACGTACAAAAAGAAATTAACTAAAAAACCGGATTCGGTATTGTTGAATGAGTGGGACAAATTGAGAACGTTAATGTGGAGTGAAAATTGCGTAGTATCACCTGGGGGGTTTATGAGTTCGATGAAACAGATTGCAAGACTAAAAAACCAGGAGCTTTTCACGCAAAATTCCCAAAATGATGTACAAGAGTTCTTGATGTTTATGTTGGACTCGTTTCATACAGCATTATCGAGAGAAGTAAATATGACTATTACTGGTAATATAAATAATGATAAGGATATCATAGGTAAGAAGTGTTATGAAATGATGAAAAATATGTTTACAAAGAATTATTCAGAGATGTTGAATATATTTTATGGGATTCAGATGTCGGTGATAACAAATATAGATTCGCCAGACGATTTTACATCAAATGACGTATTAAGTTTATCATCTGAACCATTTTCAATTATAAGTATGCCGATTCCACTTGTGCATGATAAAACGACCGGCAAAACACGGATACCATCATTATATGATTGTTTCAAGTATTATTGTCATGGTGAAAAAATGGAGGGGGCTAATGCATGGTTTAATGACAAAACTGGCCAGTATCAATCGGTGCAGAAGCGTATTTCGTATTGGAGTTTGCCGAATATAATGATTATAGATTTAAAACGTGTTCAGTACACGGAAACGGGTCCGATCAAGGTTTCGATTCCGGTAGAGCTTCCATTAGATAATTTGGTAATGAGTGAATTTGTAAATGGTTATAAGAAAGAAAGCTATGTATATGATCTATATGCTGTGTGTAATCATCATGGTAATAGTAGTGGGGGTGGGCATTATACTGCAACGATTCGAACCGCAGATAATTTATGGTTTAATTTTAACGACGAGAATGTAAAACCGGTTGCTATGAATGGAGATAAAATAACAAGTAATATGCCATATTGTTTATTTTATCGTAAACGGGTTTAACTAGTAGTAATATTTTGTTCCGTTGGGTAGTTTCGATATTAGAAAACAATAATATCGAAACTATATATAATAAATAATTAAGTAGTTTTAAATACTCGAAAGAATATGTCCGGATCGAATAATGTACAGAATAATATGGAGACAGCTACTCCTAAGATTAGTTTTAATGAAATAGGCGGAATTTTTGATTGGGTGGACGAAAAGGTTAATTTATTAAGTCCTCGTGTTGTGATTATAATAATTGTAGTGATTGCGATGTCCTATTTTATTGTCGCAGCTTTAGGAGGCGGATTAGGAGGTGATAGTGGTGGGGATAGTGCAAATCCAGTTACCGGAAACGCATCTATTATCGAGATCATGTTGTGGGCGATATTTATCGTTATTGTAATAATGAATGGTTTTCAATATTTCTTTAATACGAGTATTACGACAGAAGTTTCGAATTTGCTTTCATCAACTCCACAAATTACATTAACAAACGATGTTCCGGGTGAACCTACAGCTAGCGGTGATTTAGGAAGTGCTCCTGGATCAAAAATGAGAAAACAGGTTTTTCACATTCCGGCGAGTGTCTATGACTATGATAATGCAAAGGCGCTTTGCCAGGCGTACGGCGCGAACTTAGCAAATATTGATCAAATGGAGGACGCGCATAAATCTGGCGCCGAATGGTGTTCGTATGGTTGGTCAGATAATCAAATGATATTGTATCCTACACAAAAGTCTACGTGGGATTCACTTCAACAAAATCCCGAGAAAAAGAATAGTTGTGGTCGTCCAGGTATAAACGGCGGGTTTATGGATAATGCAAGTATGAAGGCCGGAGTCAATTGTTACGGTGAACGACCAGATATGAATGAATCGTCTTCCAAATTAATGGCGAATATTCAAAATTACGAGGCTGGAAAAATGATCGACCCGTTACATGATGCGCGTATAAATGAGATGCGTGGTAAAATAAATAATATTGTAGTCGCACCGTTCAATAAAAGTGCATGGAGTTTATTGTAAAACTATTTTTAGTAAAATTGATGTATCTATTGTATAAATGAATATAAATACAATAAATACAATATTAGTAAATTAACTGATATTTTATTATCGATAATAATCACATGGCAAATCCGCGAGTCGAACAAATGAAGAAAATCCAAGAGGAAGGAATAGAATTATTCACTAGAAAGAATGCAGATTATGGTGATGCATTTGCGAAATATGGGGTGATCGGGGTCTTGATGCGAATAGAAGATAAATTACAAAGGTCGGTTTCTATCACTAAAAATGGTGTTAATCTGGTAAATGATGAAAAAATACGTGACACATTATTGGATCTGCATAATTATGCAGCTATGGCGTTGATGCTTATCGACGAGTAAGTAATTGTGGAATTGTTGAGGCAATTTAAAAATTCTTGTTGTTGCGATGTCTTCGCGTTTTAGCCTTATTTTTATTAGATATTTTTGG